GTGGTAAAATGAATAATACAGGAAGTGAAATAAGAATAGCTTATGATTTAGCAATGACTACTGTAATTAAAGATACATCTGATTTGTTGTTAAATGGTATAAGAAAATTATTATTTAAAGAATTAGGTTATTTGCCAGAAGAATTAGTAATACAATACGAGCCACCAATTAGTTTTGCGACACAAATAGATCCTGCTAAGGTTCTTACTATAAACGAGCAAAGAAGAATGTTAGATGAAGATTTACCAATGCTTGAACAGGGTAATATGTTTATAACTGACAGAGAACAAATTATAGTAACAAGAGATGATGATGATGATAATCCAGATGAAGATGAGAGTTTACAGGTAACAGAAATTGAAAATAATAACGAATAATATATATGGCAAACGTAAATCAATATTCTACTCTAGTAACTGCAGCAGAAGTAATTAGTAACAGTTTTACAAATGCTAACACAGATACTGCATTAATATCTACAAACACAATATTATTAACAGAATTAGCACACATAAAACCTGCTTTAGGTAAAAAGTTTTATGAAGAAATCAAAACACAACACCACAATGGTACTTTAACTACTGCTAATCAAACACTTATGGATGACTTTCTTACTAGAACTTTATGTTGGTTTGTAAGATTTGAGGTTATAAGCGAAGTACAAAACAATAGTACAAGTGCAGGTATTGTAAATAATATTGATGAATTTGCAAGTATTATTGACCCTTCTGAACTTAATGCTTATAAACAAGATACATATAGAAAATCTGAAATATATTTAAAAGATATGATAGATTATATGGAAGATGAAGATCAAAATGGTCAATATCCTACTTATGAATCAGATAGACCAAGTAGAGGTCATACATATAAAAATCATGGTATAATTATGTATGATAGTATTTATAAAAGACCTAGAACATATACAAGTTGGAAAGATTTTTGTCCATGTGATGATTGTTAAATAAAATAAATTATGGCTGCAAACGAACATAAAAACTTACAAGATGCTAATAGACATAACCCAAAAGGGTTTGAAGCTGCAACAAATGATACAGTTTTGTCTAAAGGAGCAAGTGATGGTAGTGGTACAACAGATGGTAGTTTAGAGTATATATCTAAATCTTTAGTTGGTGTAACAAATTATAAAATGCAAGGTTATATTGATTCAGGTTTAAATAATTATTCTTATGGTGAAGATTTAGCTGACAATAAAGCACCATATCAATGGGATCAGAACTATGGTTCTGCTGTAGTATCTTCAGGATCAATATTACCAAAAAGTTTTTTTAGAGCAGGTTCAGGTCATGTAGTACCTTTTGCATCTACAGTACAAAGAATAAAAGGTTGGCTTACTAGTAATGGTACAAATGATATTACGATTGCTATTTGCAAGATAACACCTGTAGCTAATAATATATCTAACGTAGTTCCTGTTGTTGTAGATGAAATAACAGTATCTGGATTGGGTAATGATAGTAAATTAGTAGCTTTTGAAGAAACGACAATAACTCAAGCATCTATATCAGCAGGAGATATTTTATTTCCAATGTTTAAAGAAGCCGAAGGAGCAGGGTCAACAATTTTTGTGAATTTAACAGTAGAAACTTATACATATTAAAAAAATAAAACATGGCAACAACAGTAGAAACAGCAGATTTAACAGTAACAATAACAGAAAACTATACATTAAATGGTGTAGATTATGGTAGTAGCTGTACAAAAACATATACATCTAATGGTGAAGTAATACAAAGAATTATGAGTATTGCAGGTAAAGGTGGTGAAGGTGTAACCTATACAAATATATTAAGTTTGAGTACAGCAGATGGTGAGGGACAGGTAGTAAAAGCAGATTATAAATATTTTAGAATTAAAAATTTAGATGATACTAATGATTTAAATCTACAGATATATAATGGTGCAGATTATGTGTATTTTAAGGTAGAACCATATTGTGCAGTAGTTTTGATGTCACCAGATTTAGATGCTAAAACAGCTTCTGCTCAAGTAACTTTTGCAGACATACAAAGAATTTCTGGTCAATCATCACATGCAACAGATCCAGTAGATGTAGAATTTATTATAGTTACTACATAAGATGACTAAAAAAAGAAAACTTAACTCACGCAATCCTAAATATGGTGGTGTAAAAGTAAAAGAAGATAAGTACAAAAAAGAGTTTGTACATGAAGTTAAAGGAGTAAAAATTTATAAATTATACACTATATAATCATGCCTTGTTACGAATGTGAAAATGGTAAATGGAAGTTTGGTGAAACTGGCAAGTGTCAATATTCTACTAAATCAGAGTGTGAAACTGCTAACAAAGATTATTATGCAGAAGAAACATATGATGATTACCCACAGGCTGCAACTACAAATGCCAAAAGAGCAATCAAATATAAAGAAGAAAATGGTAGTTCTTGTGGAACTATCGTGGGGTGGACAAGAGCTAGACAAATCGCAAACAGAGAAAAGTTGACAAGGAGAACGATTGCAAGGGTTGCATCTTTTAAAAGACATCAACAACACAAAGATGTACCTTATGATGAAGGTTGTGGAGGTATAATGTGGGATGCTTGGGGAGGATCTGAAATGATAGAGTGGGCAATAAATAAATTAGATAGAATTGACAAACCCAAAAACGAAGAAAAAAAAGAAGTAAGTGATAGAATAAAAGCAACACTTAAAAATAAAATGGAGAAACATAATGAAGATGTTAAAGACTTGAAGAAAGATTGGAATCCAAAAGTAACAGTAGCAAAATTAGAAAAAGTTTTTTTAAGAGGTGTCGGTGCTTATTATACTAATCCAGAAAGCGTAAGAGAAGGTGTTACAGGCCCAGATCAATGGGCTATAGCTAGAGTAAACTCTTTTCTATATGTGATGAAGAATGGAAGGTATAGAGGTGGAAAACATGACACAGATTTGTTACCAGATAAACATCCAATGAAAAATACAAAAAAAGAAAAAAATATGGCAAAAAAAAGAAAATACTATGGTGATGATGAACATGATTATCACTTACACTTTACAGAAGAAATGATGGCAGAACTTCATACGTTAGGCAAGTTAGAAGTTATGGTCGAAGAAGGTGAAGAAAAAATGTTAATTAAATTTACTTATGGTGATGAAGAGATGAAAGAAGAGGAAATAAAAGAAGAATTTGAAAACATAGTTGCAAAAATTCTAAAAAAATAACTATGGAAATAGGCAAAAACACAAAAATTAAATTATCTTTAGAAAGTTTTGTGTCAATAGGTGCTACAATTGCTGTAGTTGTTACTATGTATTTGTCTTTAAAAAGTGAAATAGCAATAGCTAAAGAACTTCCAAAACCAGTTATTACAGAAAAAGAATATGAGTTGCATGATAAACTAATAAAAACTACAATTATGCAAACTCAAGAAGATATAGAAAAAATGCAAAAAACTTTAGATAGAATAGAAGATAGGGTTTATAATAGATAAATGAGTATATTGTCAAAAATATTTAGTAGTGGTGCAACTGAACTAATTAAAGGTGTTGGGGATGTTGTAGATAATTTGACCACTACAGAAGAAGAAAGACTAGAAGCAAAAAGAAAGATTGAGCAGATGGTAAGTAGCTTTGAAGCAGAGATGCAAAAAGAAGTTACTACAAGATGGACTCAAGACATGAATAGTGATAGTTGGTTGAGTAAAAATATAAGACCACTTGTACTAATATTTTTAGTTTTTAGTACAGTTTTACTTATATTTATAGATGCAGGAGTTATAGATTTTGAAGTAAAAGCAAGTTGGGTAGATTTACTACAACTTGTTTTAATAACTGTTATAGGTGCTTACTTTGGAGGTAGGTCATTTGAAAAAATAAAAAAATAATATGCCTTATAAATATTTTAAACTCAAAGAGTTTGCTTGTAAATGTGGTTGTAATCACAACAACATAAACAAAGAATTATTAGACATGCTAGAGGAAGCACGAAAAATGGCAAAATTACCATTTGTTATAACAAGTGGTTACAGATGTGAAAATCATCCAGAATCTAAAAAAAATCCAACCTCATCACATATTAAGGGGTTAGCTGTAGATATAAAATGCAGCGACAGTAAAAGCAGAGCAATAATATTAGATGCTTTGGGGTTTGTTGGCTTTAGAAGGTTTGGGTTGCACGACTCATTCATACATGCCGACATAGATGAAAGTAAAGCAAATCCAGTTATTTGGCTTTACTAATTCTTTATTAATTATTAATTTAAAAATATTAAAAAATGGAAAATATATTCAATTCAGTAAATAGTTTTATAGGTAAAATGACAGCATTATTTTTAGGTTTATTATCTTTTGGGGTAATGGCTGAAATTTTATTTGGCAGTCCTGTGTTAGGCATGTCAGTAATAGCAAATGTAATGGAAGTAATTAATTTATTAGGCGACAATGGAGTTGTAGGTTTGATAGCACTAGTCATATTGTATAATCTTTTAGAAAAAAAATAGTTTTATGATTGGATAATTAATATATATTTAATTATCTTTGCTCTGTTTTGTGGTTCTCACAAAATTCTCAAAGTGTTTAGTTTAGTTAAGAAAGGGGAGTTAATAACTTCCCTTTTTTGTGCAATATATGACTACTTTTTTGTATAGATTTGCTTAAATCAATAACTTACAAAAATGACAAAACAATATGGAAAGCGTTTAAGATTGAGTGAGGAAGAGGTTGAAATAATCTTAGAAAGCAGGGCTGATAGCACAGCCAACATAAATGGTAACACAGCACTAGAAACACACTTATATGAGAGAGGTATAGAAAAAAAAGATGTAGTATCTGTAAAGCATTGGCAATCTGCTAGTGGTGAATACAGATTTAGCATAGTAACAAAAGAAGATGTATCTATAGACAAGAAAGATATTTTAGATAATGTATGTGATCTTATAGAAACACATTCACCATACTACAAAAAACCAAGAAGAAATAAAAATAAAAGTGGTCACTTATTAGTTATAAATCCTGCTGATATACATATAGGTAAATACGCAAATAAAGTAGAAACTGGTGATAAATATGATGTTGAAACTGCTTGTATGCGTGTTATAGAAGGCTTAGAAGGACTTTTAAACAAATCTGAAGGGTTTGGTATAGAAAGAATATTATTTTGCGTAGGTAACGATGTTTTGCATGTCGATAATGTTTACAATACAACTACAAAAGGTACTAATCAAGATGTTGATGGTAAGTGGTGGATGCACTTTGAGTTTGCTTTAGGACTATATGTTAAATGTGTAGAGATTCTTAGAGAGGTTGCACCTGTAGATGTAGTACATAGTATGAGTAATCATGATTATCAAAGTGGCTTTCATTTAGCACATGCACTTAAAAGTTGGTTTAGAAAAGATAGTGAAGTTACATTTGATATTAGTGTAGCTTACAGAAAATATTATGAGTACGGTACAAATCTTATTGGTATAGAACATGGAGATGGTGCAAAAATGGATAACTTACCTCTACTTATGGCACAAGAAAGACCAGAGATGTGGAGTAAATCTAAATATAGATACTGGTACTTACATCATCTACATCATAAAGTAAAACATAAATGGAGAGATGCAAAAGACTTTATAGGTGTTACAGTAGAATATATGAGATCACCTAGTGGTACTGATAGTTGGCACAGTAGAAAAGGTTTTACTGGTGTACCAAAAGCTGTTGAGGGTTTTATACACGAAAAAACAAGTGGTCAGGTTGCTCGTTTAGTACATTATTTCTAAAATATTACATAATTTTCATACAATTTACTTCTAGCACATAAACATTTTGTAAAAAAAATGTTAAAAAAGTTTGGTAGTTAGTTTCAATTTTATAATTTTGTCACCAACAAACTAAATACAAACAAAACCAAAAAAATATGTTTGGATGGGCAGCAATAACAGGAATTATCTTATGGATGATTTCAGAACTTAGAGAAAATTAATAACTTAAATTAAACAATTATGGGAAAAATGAAACAAATTTATGAAGAACAACAGAGTATTAATCAATTAAACAATAACAAAATGAGCAGAAAAACAAACAAAACAGAAACAAAAGAAACAGTTACAGAAACAAGAGAAGATGCTTTAAGAAGATTATTTAAGGAAAATGGTCTAGTTAAAGAAGATGTTTACAAAGACAAAAGAGGATTTGTAATTATCACAAGATCTGGTATTGACAAGATTGTAAGCAAAAAAGGCATCACAGTTGCTTATGAACCTGTTGTAATGGACTTAGACAAAACTCATGTAGTGTTAAAAGCAGTAGCTACAATGAAGATCAACAAAACTGAAGTAAGAAACATGATGAGTTTTGGTGAAGCATCTGAAGCAAATCTAATGGGAGGTGGTAAAAAATTTCCTGTAGCCATGGCAGAGAAAAGAGCAATGAGTAGAGTGGTCTTAAAAATTGCAGGATTCTATGAGCAAGGTAATGTGTTTGGTCAAGATGAGATTGTTGACTAATGTCAGAAGATTGGATTAATGATATTATTGATGGTGAGCCAACTCCTATAACTTATAGACAGTTGGTCATCATTGATAGTATGATTGATAGAACATCATTGTCACAGCTAGAAAAAGATACAATACTTAGAAACTTAAATGATTACACAGAACTAGAAGCAGAAGAAATAGTAAAAAAAATATTTAAAAATGAAGTCAAAAAAGACCCTCAAGACCAATACAAAAAAATGTGTAAAGACAATGTATTTGGAAATAGAAGTTTTTAAAAGCATAGATAATCCAGATTATTGTAATGTTTTTTTAAGTAAAAGCTTTATAGGTCAAATAAGTTTGGCAGAATCTGCAGATTTTTTTACAAAAGATCAGCTAATAGATTTTTGTTTAAGAGATGTAAATAAGTTTAAAGTATCTGAAGATGTGATAATTAAGAACATAAAAAAACCAAATAATGACTAAAAAATATTCTTTAGATAAAATAAGATGTGCTAGAAATGAGTTTGAAGCATTGCTAAGAATACAAGGAATATCAAATTTTAAGCTATGTAAAATTATGGGTGTTAATTATGCTACAAGTAAAAAGTACATAGAAGAGCCAACACTTATAAGATTTATACATGCTTATAGATTGTCAGTATTTATGGGTTTAGAAGTTCAAGACATAGTTGATACAATAGTGTATGACTTAAAACAAAACTAAAAAAATGGTAGAAAAACAATTTAAATTAATGTACAGTAAAAATTATCAAAATATAATTTTACAAGAGATAGCTAATCTTTACGATATAGAAGATAAAAATTATATATGTAGTAATAGTAGAAAGCAAAACTTAATGTACGCAAAAAGACTTTT